TGGTGAACACGAAGAATTGCTACTTCTACTGTTTTAGAGACCTTTTTCCAATCAGGTTTTCCCTGATAACTGGATACATCAATTCCTAAAAGTTTCATACTGTCACCCCTTCGAATTGTATTTATTTCTGTTTGCCTGATTAATCGCCCTATTACGAGCATATATATCTTTCTTACTCATCTTCTTTTTAGGAGAATTTTTAATATTGCAGACTCTAATAAGAGTGAGTAATCTATTCAAATGCCATTTTTCGCATTCGAACGGTATATTCAAAGCAATCATCCAATAATAAATTTCTTCAGAAGTTACTATCTTTTTGGATGATGTTTTCTTATCATTACCGCTTTTGAATGTCGTGGCAGTCATTTCATCGTTTATATAGTTTTCAATATTTGTAATGTCCTTGCCTGAAAGAGCCTCATAATATGCAGGATCTATATCTCCGTTAAGAGTCATGCACCTGATATAATCTCTCATCTCACTGGGAGTTTTATTTGATGTCGAGAATGGCTTATGCCACTTAGATTCCCATTTTGAAATAGAGATGAGAGAATGCTCTAATTTAAGAACTATAGGTTTTAAATAAGTGAACTCATTCGTTCTTTCGTTGAATAATTCAACTTGATTAATATTTATGGAGAGCATTCTCAGACCTCCCTGTTGTGACTTATACGCCAGCTACAATCTGATCAGCTGCAACGTCAGCAGAAGCTTTTCTCACGCTTTCCGGCATGATTTCATTCGTAAATTTGATTGCAAAATCTGTATCACGCATAATCTTCATATACAATTTCTCGTATGCTCCTGTCTGTGAAAACGCTTCAGAAATCTCTTTGGATTTCATAAATCTTCTGCCATCCGGAGATTTCTCGCCATACGACTTAAGAATGAGGTCTTTGAACACAGCAAGAATTTTCTGCTTATCTTTCTCATCGATAATTTTTCTAAGCATTTTCTCCAGACCACCCGGATAGCTTGCTTCCATCTCCATAATCTCCGGTTCGCTTAAACTGAATCGAAGTGTTTCTTTTCTTTCATTGCCATCAAAATCTGTGTAATCGATAGTTGTAATAAACATAATGTGTACTCCTTTCCATATAAAAAGGAGCTCTATATTTCAAGAGCTCCAATATCATTCGTAATGTTATTCAGTTGCGCCGGTTTTTGGAAACATACCAATTACCTCTTTAAGGCTCGGAAGAGTAGGTTCATTGGTTTCGTCCCCATACAGTTTCTTTTCAAGCTCAGCGAGCTTAGCTTTGTCAGCTTTAGTAGAATTGATTGTGATTCTTGCAGACGGTTTATAGTCGCCGGTGTTGACTGGAGTCGTTGCTGCTTCCCATGACATTATGATAGCATCTGGATTATCATTCACTGACTCATACGCTGTTTCGCTCGGAGAGACAGTTGCATTGTATACAAGATGCAGTTTATAGCCTTTATCGGAATCCGTATCACTTCCGATTTTTGTACGATATGCAAGACCGAACGGCACTCTTTTCTGCTGTCCGATGTACACACCAGGACTAACTTCAACAGATCCATCGCAAGCAGCAAACTCATCTGGATACATGTAAGCTTCGATGGTCAGACCAAAGTCTTCGTCTGCTCGAAGAGAAGCATATTTAATGTTATCTGCATACAGTACTGTTTCCTCTGCACCAGATGGACTCTCTGTAACGCTAGACAAACCATTCCACGCAACTCCATTATCATATGTTCCAGAACCATCTGTTTTCTGTGTGTAAAGTACACCACGATCTACGCCGAGCTCATATTCACGTGAGCCAGTTTTATCCCAAACAATTGCAGACATATATTTTCCTCCTAATGTTTAATAATAAATGTGATAAATGTAATGATTCAGATTATCGGCTGTATAAGGTCTGTCAAACCGGCATCCCGGTAACATGGCTATTTTGTCGATAACATCTGAATCTGGATCTTTACAAATAAATACAAGTTCGTATTGTCTGGAAAAGCGATATGGAACGTTGTCAGCATATTCTGTATTACCGCCCTCCAAACGATATCTAATACAGGGATAAGACATTTTAAGATTATCAGGAGGCTGGAAATATACATTATCAGAGCCAAGAATTTCTTTAAGCTTTTTACCTAATTCAACTCTTTTAGACATTGTACTTACCTCCCAAACTTAAAATAATTCGGGGTCTCTGGATTTCAATACTCGTTACTTTCCATAAGACCCCCATCCACTGTACATATTTAATGGCAAAAGCATTTTCATAAGCGTAGCTGTCAGCCACAATGCTTATGCTGTTATTAACGATCACATCATCGTTTAACCCCTCCGAAGCTTGATATCTTTTCTGATTCCGAAGCACATCACCTTTATATAGTCGTTCTGTAAGTACTTCGCTATATACATCCGGGGATGTTTCTTCGGTGCTAAGATAACCTACTTTCCCATAAAACTTTGCCATTTTGAATTTCTCCTTCTAATCAGCCAACATGTTCCTGAGTACCTTCGTCAGATCCAGCGACAGAAGCAGCTGTGACATCTTCTTCCAGAGCGATTGCAGAGTATGCCCTTGTAAGGGCACCAGACAGTCTTGTCTCAATCAGGTATTTCTCCTGGTTGAAGTCAATATCAAACTGTTTAAATCTTGTGATTTCTCCACCCTTTGTAGAACCCACATGATAGTCATCAAGGTTTACGAACAGACCAAGCAGTTTCTTTGTTTTATTTCCAGTCTTAGTTGTACGTGTAAGACCTTCGAACTGTTCCGCAGTATGAATGGCAGATACATTAAGAGCTGCAGCAAGATCTGTTACAGAGCTGTAAATACGACGACCGTTAAGATCTCTTGCCAGAAGCATCTTATTCAGAAGATGCGGCGTACAGTAGAATTCCAGAGAACCGGAACCTTTATACTGTTCTCTTGAAAACAGAGAAGCGTTTACGATTGCTTCAGCGAAGACATAGTTTTCGCCAAAGTTTGCGCTGGTGTTTGTGCCCTGCAGTTCTTTCTTAGCAGCTGCAATATCAATGTCAATATGAATGGTATACAGGTCATCATCATTCCAGATAGATCTGATATGTGTCTCTTCAATCTTTTCTTCATCGCCTTCAGCACGACCGTCACCAACCATGATAGCCATGGCGATTTCTTCATTAAGATTCATTTTCATGATGCCATACTGATACTCAACAACATCGAAATCTGTGATATCGATAATATCATCTCTGTGAAGAGAATCTTTACGATATACAGTCTGCGGATCTGTTGTTCTGGTAAGCAGAGAAATGTTTGGAGCATCTTTCTTCTTTTTACCCTTTACATAACCTGATGCTCTGAGTTTTTTATTACGAACATCTGCCTGACGAGTACGGATTCTGGAGATTGGAGATTTGTGAACTTTATTCATTACATTTCCAACCCAACCCTGATCTCTTGTAATGAGTTCCGGTGCACCAGGTTTTGTAAGCTGATAATCTGGGAACAGTGATTCAATACTATCGATACCGTGTGACAGTTCAGTATCGTGATCGGCTTCATAAATACGAATCGCATTCTGCAGGCTACCTACGTTGCTGGTCTTAGCCATAGCAATAATGGATTCCTGATCAGAATGAGTCAGTGTGTTCTCGTTACTATGAGTTTCTTTATCAAACACATTATGTTTCATTTCTTCTCCTCCTTCGGAATTGTGTTCTATTTTTTCATCAGTTGCAAGGGCCTCGCCAAGTAAATAAGAAACGACTTTTTTCTGTTTCTCATTTAAAGTTTCGAGGATATCTCCAACCGTTTCGTCGTCAGATTTCTCGGAGTCATCTGATTTCTTTTCAGATTCTTCTTTTTTAGATTCTGCCGGTGATTCATCACCATGCCACAGACTGAACTCTTCGCCGGTATAAATGATTCCTTCATCAGCATCAGCGTGCTCAAGTCCAATCTGACTGATAGACGCTCCCGGATTAGCAGGTGCATAAACAAGACTTACTTCACGAATAACGCCATGAGATACATTTTTGGCAGTATCCTGAATAAGCCCATTTGCATGAATGGACAATGATGTGATGTCACCATGCTCAACAAGTGCTTTAGCTTTCTGAGCATTATCGCTATTGTTGAATGAGCAATATGCCATTACGCCGTCATCTGTATACTCAAGATCGGCATGACCAAGTACATTATCTGGGACATCGTGTCTATGATTCCAAATGAGCGGAACTCTTCGACCATCATCATCTTTAAATGCACCAGTCATGATGGTTCTACCATCAGTGCATTTCATGTTGGCTTTTGTTGCCCATCCAGCAAAGTCATACTTCTTCTTTGCCATTTTGATTTTCCTCCTTCGGTTGTACTTGTTCTGAACGGTCCGCTGCAGGTTCACTTAAGTTAGCATTCCTTAACTCATCAGCCTTAGGATCGTCAGACGGTTTCATTCCGATAACTTGGCGCATTTCGTTCTTCGTCATTATTTCATTTCTTGTGAATTTGTCTGCTATCTCAGCAATATCATTTACGGGAACTAACTTGAACGGATCTCTAAAGAATTGAATAGAGTGATTAAGTGACCGAGCGGTCTTTGTTAAGAACTTTCGTTTCATTTCGTCAACCATAGCCGATACAATCGGTTCAATTGAACGATTGTAGTAGTTCAGCATGGTCTTCTCGTCGGCTGTACCGTCCAGAATTGACTGGGTGATACCGAGCTGACTGAATAGTAAATTTGTAAGGTATTCGATCTGGGACATCAGGTTGTTGTCTACTGATCGGTTAAGTTGCGTAACTTTTTCGGCAGCATCAATGTAAGCGACACCGTATTTGGAGCCTGCCAATTGCATTTCAAGCTCTTTCTTGCGTTCTTTAGCTTGAGCACGCTTAAGATTAGATTTAACAGTGTATGGTAATTGAACAATCAAATCGAGCTTCCCGGAACCAGACTGCTCATCAATAGCATCCAGTAGATTCAGCTTTCGAATCAGCCGCTGCATTGTAGAGTTCGGTTCGTTCATAACTGCGAATAACGGATTTTCGATGATTGCAACTGTAGACTTTGGAACTTTAATATCCTCCTGATAACCTTTCTGAGCATTGTAAACTCTGACAAGAACATGCCTTGGGTACCATTCCAAAATCTTTCCAGTTCTCATAGATAAAATTCCATAAGAATCAGTAAGGTCTACATCATCATCTGTTTCGATGGGAACAAGAGCTACGCATCCCTCATCCATCATTGACATGACTGCATCTTGAATAAATGAACGTCCAGTCTGATCAATATTTGCTTCCAGACTTAAACAGGTGTTCAGTCCATCGTTAACTTCATCTTTGTATCGTTTTTCGTCGTCGAGTAATACGTGCCGAATATTAAGTGCTGCAACATCAAGTGCAATTCGGTTGTATACCGACGTAACAATTGATCGTTCGTTACCTCGACTGAATCGAACTCGGTCTGGTCTAAACGAGTATCCTGGTCCAGTATCGTATTGATACCGTGTCGGATCTCGATTAAACACATTCCAAGCTTTTTTAACTGCGTTAATTAAGCCCATTTTGTTCCTCCTTTGGGTAAAAAAATCGAGAGACCTTGCACTAGGCAAGACCCCTCGGTTCTGACGTCGTTTTTTTTTATATATATTGACTTCCAAATATAACAAATACAATAAACATTACCCCGACTATTATCCATATAATAGCATCGGTTCTTGTTTCATTCTTTTTTCGTTCCCTCTCGGTAACTTCTTGCTCTTTGACTATGACGCGCTTAGTCTCTTCTTTATCATGCTGTACCTCTTTCCATGCATGACTCTTGATTCGCTGTTTTGTTACCGAGTCGCTTTCCTCTACCAGCTCTTTCGAACCACAGTATGGACATACCTTTACATTGCGAGTCTCATCGACATCCATAATTCCTCCGCAATGCTGACATTCCAGTCTTTTGGTCAGGACTGGTTTTTCTTTCTGTGGTATCTTATGTCCACACACATGACAGAACTTAGCACTACTGAATAATTCAGCTCCACATTTTTCGCATTTCATAACATTCACATCCCTCAATAAGATGTAAACATTATAGCATACTTAAATTTATATTGACACCCCCATATAGACATACTACAATGTACTTGGACGTAATTAATAGTAGAAAGGGGTGACAATATGCGTCAATATATGCGAAGAACCACTGACGGTTTCATGCTTAGTATAGTTGTCGATAGTTGTGCATGGCTTATAAGTCATGGAACGATAAAAGACAACCATTTTGTTGTGACTACACATAATCATGAATTATTGTCTGTAGATTTGGAAGAATTACTCGAATTAGTTAAATCTGCGATTGCTAGACCTTCTATAGCATAATTTCATTAATCCATTCTTTATTACATTTCTTATAATTATTAGCTAGCCCATTGTTTCTTAGGGCTTTTTTCTCATGCTTATATTTGCTCACTCAAATGCATCAATGTTTAATTTGTATGCAACATAGGCATCCATCATCGCTGCTACGGCATCAATCTTCTGATCATACCGTTTCTTTGACAATTTCCGGTTACCATTTGTGTCTTCTATGATAATACAATTTCCCATTGCGAACTTCATCAGCTCTTCATCGAAATAAAGTATTCGCTCTTCTGCCAGCTTCTTTAATTCACCAAGTGGTACTGATTCTGTTCGGGCTCCCTGAATTATTTTCTCTATACCAAAAGATCCATTCTCTGTCCCCCATCGTTCAACGAACTCTTTTGCATTATAAGGGTCATACCCAAAACATTCGACATCATACTCATGATCGGCAATAAATGCATCCAAATCATCATATACTTCCATCATATTAAGTACAGTTCCCGGCATTACTTTCAAAGAATCTTCCTGTATGAACATGTCATATTTGACTCTCATAGCTGCTGGTAATTTTCTAAGAGTAACCTCCGAAATATAGTTTCGAGTCTTAACCCCAAACTTACCGCCACCAAGAGGAAATAAAAATGTGAAAGCACAGAAGTCATCACCCTGAGATAGATCCGCTCCCAATGAGCAAGGCATTTGCCAGTAGCTTCGCTTCTTATGGAGTAAAGTTTCTTCGTATGTGAAGAAATAAGTCTGCCCTTCCATTGGGATACCAAATCTCTTCGCAAGGATGTCATTCCGGTTGGATGGCGAGTTCTCAGCTTTTTCAACTGCCTGCTGGTAAACCTCATATGTAACTGTCTTATCAATGTTTGGATTGGCTTTAATCCACATCTCAGGTTTACCGACTTCGTCAATGCTATCTAGTTTATACCACCAGATAGATGTATGAGGGTCAATGTAATCGCCTTTTAGGATTTTCATTAAATCCATTTTGACAGTATCACCTGAGCCATTGCGGACAGTTCCTTCTGAGCTTGTTGCAATAATCAAATAGTCATCGTTCTTAGAGGCACCCTGTTCAATTGCTTCGATTGGATTCTCTCGGACATCAGCCGACAACCATTCATCGACTGTAGCTATCTTACACCTTAATCCCTGGAGTTTATCAATCGTCATTGGACGAATCTCAAGATATGAACCAGTGATAAAATTTTGAATACCTACTTTTGTAGACGCAAGCTTTTGACGGTTTGCTTTAGAGCCGGTTGTGTTCTGCAGAGAACCTTCTGTCATATATTGGAATAACGGGCCTTTAGATCGGATGATAGCAGTTTTAAAAGGAGTCATAACCTCTTCTGCCTGCTTCATCGTAAAGGCTGTTGTGATTTGATGAGTCGTTGATGGATCAACCGTAAGATAATATGCCTGAATACAGGTATCATATAAAGATTTAGCAGCACCTCGTCCAACGATAAGATACTGCTTAGTGATAAGACGCTTCTTGATTCGCTTCTTTACATACCTACCTCCGTGCCCAGTTGGATGTGGTCGATATACAGTTCTCTCTTTGAAGTAGTACCAGCAAAATACCTGCTCTCCCCATAATTTGAAGCTATCGAGAAGATGTAAATCAGAACCATCTGTAAGTGTCAATTCGTTTTCACAAAATTTTACCCAACCCTCAACTGGCTCTGGATCATAGTACATAGCTGGATTTGCTATAAGATCATCAATTCGATGCATTTCCATCTCTATCTCTTTGCAGATAGGGATATCGCCTCGAATAACGGCCTCTCTAAACCGGCCGTAATACTTCGGGACGGCCTTGTTAGAAAGTGCCATATATTAGTTACCTCTTATTTATCTTTTTGTCCTTTCTTAGGATTCACAACTTCTTTACCTGCAATTTTATTGGTAAGCTCACCAGCCAAATACGTAGCAAGCTGACCACCAATATTCTTACCAGCCTTCTCCAGTGATGACGTTGTTACACCAGTCATGGATTTCAGAAATTTTTTACCTGCGCTAATTTTCGCTGGGTGAAGTTCACTGTATTTGCTCTTGTATTTAATCTCTAAATCCATACGATCAATTCGCTTTTTCAATTCATCATCGGTTAATTTACTGATTTCTTTCGACGTCGGTGCCTTTAAAGCTTTTTTTGCTACTGTTTTTTCTTTATGCTTTGAAAGAAAATTTGAAATCTTTGTAGAATGCTTTTTACCAGACTTAAGAAGACTACTGTCCTTATTCTGGTAACGTAGGATACCCCATTTCTGGCCTTTAACACCATGGTGGTAAAGCTCATCATCTCTAGGAATCATAAATTCAGTATCACTCATTTTGATCAGCCTCCTCCCCAGGATCGACCTGCATATTCAAACGAGATTCAAGTTCTGTGGCTGACGCTTTCATGGCTTCAACCACAAAAGAACTCGTAGGCGGATCAAAGCCCAATCTGGTTTTTATGTAAATGTACTGTTTTGCTCCTTCAAGTAACTTGGAATTACCGAGGAACTCATCCCAGGTATCAGCAGCACTTGAAACAATAAAACCATCTTTTGGGCCAACACCAAGCTGAATCAAAGTCATTATTGCTGAATTGATATGGATGAGGATGTCATTGTTATAGACTTCTTCATCCGGGTCCATATCAAGCATACTCCTTATTGTTTTAAGGATACTTGTTTCCATTATTACCTCCTTCTCCACGGGCAAGTATCATACGGAGTCCTTTCCGGAGGTACTATTAATAGTAAACTCTCGTCACCGTAATGAATTGCATTGTGGGTATTCAAAGATGTGCAAATCAAATACTTTGGATTTAATAGAAATTCACTACTATGATAAATATCATCGAGTGTTATTGGATTCATATGATGAACAATTAAAGTACCTTGAATCTCTCGATCAAGAATTCCTAAATCACATCCTGAATCTCTGATAATTACGTCATTCCTAATAGATTTCCATAAATCAGATTTGAGAAATTTGTTGTAGATATAACTATTCGAACCAAAAGTCTCATCTCCAACTACTCCACATAATTTTAAGTATCGATAACGTTCCTCGAATGTCGGTAACTTGATTAGCTCACTATATGTCTTAATCGTAGAATTCCTCATCATCAGATTGTCCTTGATACGTGCTAAGAGCCCTGGCCGCATCAGCGTACAGGTCCCCAGTCTGTTTCGTGGAATGTATTTGATCAGTCTTAGCTGTAATTAATTCTTTCTGTCTCTCCAAAATTTCTTTTTCAATTTTCTCTTTGGAGGAACCTAATTTAAGAAAATGAACAATAACCTGTGAAGATGCTGTTCCATCCATTAACTGTTCTTTCGCCCTTTGCATAGCTAAATGGATGCACTGGTTTTCTTCTGCTTCCGGAGTTAATGCCGGGCGAATTTTTCTTGTAAGATCTGTTCCACTTTCTTTCTTTTTAGCCACAGTTACAACCTCCTTCACATGGGTTTGTTATAACTTTTAAAAGGATTTATAGGACTTTGTCTACACTTTTTCATCAAACCAGAACAAAAATACAGAATGCAAAAATCAAAATTTACTACGGCGGTTATATTACGAAATTAGAAAGGAGTCCCACTTTCCTAAAAATCCTATAAACCCTTTTAAAAGGTATAACCGAAATATCATTTGCTTTTCAAAAAATTCCGCCGGAGAAAAAATAAAG